ATCTAAATGAGGTTTTGTTTGTGTGTAAAACTCTCTTAATAAGCTATTGTCATCTAATTTGCTATAATCTTGGTTAAGCTTTACATAGTCACTAATATCTCCACCGGTTTCACCCATGAAGTCAACTAGCTTTTGAATATTTTCTGGCAAAGCTTCTCCAGTGGCTTGAGCTTGTGCTATAGCCTCTTCAACTTGCTCTTCTACCTCAACAGCTTCTTCGGTTACTTCTTCTAGTGCTGTAGCTTCTTGTGCTTCAGCTTCCGGTTGTACTTCTTCTTGTTTTTGTGGGGGGTTGGCATTTTCAACGCCATCAACCACTCCGCTGTTGTCAGCGTTATCTTCTTTAGCTTCATCTTCTTTTGGTGTTGGGGGTTTGCTTAAATCTACTTTTATAACGTTATCGTCTCCAGCGGATTCAAATTTACTTTCATCAACTTTCACTACGTTTTCATCGCCTGAGTCCTGTTGGTTTTCCTGTGTAATCTCCTCGACTACTTTTTCATTTTCTTCTTCCATAATATAATATAATAATAATTAATAATTCTAGCTAGGGTCAAAACTACCTAAATCAAATCCGCCACCTAGTATATCATTACCTGCGGACTCAAAGTTTTTAGGTGGTTTACCACCATTTCTTTGTTCAATCATCTCACTTTGTTGAGTTGCTTGAATTTTTGTTCTTTCGTCTTTTCGATCTTCTTTTTCTTTTTCACCAACTTTTTTACCATTTACCTCTGCACTTTTTAAACTCATATTGTACTGGAACTCTAAGCCCATTAATTCTTTTTTGAGTTCAGCCTCTTGCATCATTTTCTGAGAAGCTAACTGAGCCTTTAGTTGTTCCATTTGAGATTCACCTTGTAACATTATTTGGTTTTTTTGAATATCAGCTTGAGCAGCTGCTTGCGCTGACTCTTGATTCATTTTAGCTTGTGCTTGCATGTTTTGCTGTTGCATTTGCTGATCTTTTTCTAGCTTTTTAGTTCTTCTTATTTTTAACAACTGATTAGCTAGTTTTACATTTCTAATGTCTCTAAGATCAATAGCGTCAGCTAATTCAATAACTTGTTGTTGTAAAGCCATTTGAATGTTGTTTTCAAGAATAGCTTTCTCTTCATCATCAGGCATAAGCTCTATAAATATACCAAAGTCATATAAATGTAGTTCTGACATTTCTTCTAGCGTTGCTACGTTGTGAGCTCCTATAGCATGTATAAAGGCATCTTTAGTGGGAGAATATTCTATAATATCAGATATTCTAAGCGATAAACACTCTGCGGTGCTTGATGTTAAAAACAAACCAGCTTGTAATATGTGGCGGGTTGCTGTGTTTGAATTTGCGGCTGCCATTTTTTGAATTCCAACCAGAGCATTTTTATCAGGAGTACTACCGTCTCTAGCCTCATTTAACCCAGTCACATCCCTTATCATTTGCATGTAATAGTTATATGTACCGATTAAAGCTTGCATTTTGTTGCCGCCAGATCCACTAGTTATTTCTTGAATAGGTATTTTACCTGGATTCATATCACCATCAGAAGTAAAGCTTCTTCCTATAATAGACCCAGTTTGAAAATACATGTTTAGAGCTTCTTGTGGATTGTAGTTTGTTCCGTTACCCAAGTCTATTTCGGCTAAACCATCCGCATCTAGGTATATACCATCAGGAACCATTCTAGACATTACTTGTTGTAATTTCAAATGGGTTAACTGAATCATATCAGCAAAACCAGTTATTCTTTTTACTAAAGAATCTATTTTACCCCTATACATTCTAGGAGCAACAATTGAGTAATTCATTTTTACTTTAGTAAAATCACTTTTAGGACGCATCATGTTTCGTGCCATCTCCCACTTAAGTAACTTGTCTGTGCCAAGAACCATCGCACCCTCATAAAGGCACTCTATAGATCTTAGCACTCTACCATACCCACCTTCTTTATTCTCTGGTGGGTTGTAACTATCGCTTTTTGGTATAATTTTATCAGCCCCACTAGCAGTTTCCTTAACCTTGTAAACCTCATTCATATAGGTTTTATAGTTAAAGTATACAACTTGAACTGTGTTTTCGTCTTCTTGGTCTTTAGAATAACTAGTTTGATTGTTATTCCTGTTGAAAGACTTGTTTTGCATTATATCTTTAAGATCTTCTTCTGATAAATGAGGAAATTGTTTGGCTAACTCATTTACCGGTATAGACTTAACCTCTCCAACATAATATATATCTTCAAAATAAGGTGAGTCTGTGTGGGAATACACTAAGTTAGCTGGATCTACGTAGTCAATAACAACTCCTTCTGAGGTGTTAAATGTTGTTTTTACCGCTCCAATACCTAAGACAGTAAGATCATAATAAAAACGTTTTTTGATAAGCTCGTAATTATTACCTTCCATCAACACGTTTAAAGCTTGTTCTTCCGCTAACTCTACAGACTGCTTATAAGTAAGTTGCATGTGAAGTTTTAGCTCTTCTTCTGTCTCTGGTAATGTAGCTTTTTCGTTTTCATAAAGGTTTACGCCAAACGCTTTGACAGCAAAATCATTAAACTCTTTTGATCTCATGTCATTAAGCACAGATTCCATGTATTCGGTTCTTTTTGCAACGCCAAATGGATCTTGAGAGTAAGCTTTTATATCATAAGTTCTTTCAGCAATACCATTAACAACTATATCTACAAACTTAGCGATAATTGGTACAGGCTTCCAATCTAAATTAAGATAGGACAAATCACCGTTGATCGATAACTCATCCTTATATTTTTGAACAGACTGCTCGCCTCTAGCGTACAACCTTAAATTA